TTCAAGAGTCTTTGGAAAAAGAACTTGACGAAGTTGATGAAATGGAAGAAGGCAAAGATAAAACTAAGCCTGAACACGGAAAAAAACCAGTTGTAAAGGAAGAAGAAGAAATCGACGAAGCTAAAGATGAAGAACTCGAAGAAGGCAAAGATGAAGAATTAGAAGAAGCCTATGACGAAGAAATCGACGAAGCTAAAGACGAAGAACTCGATGAATCCGAAGACGAGCTCGACGAAGTACTAAAAGAACTCGAAGCCCTATCAGAGTACGAATCAGAACTTGAAGAGGCAGACGAAGACGAAGAAGGTGCTGAAGAAGAACTCGGTGGAGAAGAAGGTATAGAAGACGAAATGGGTGAAGAAGACGAAGAAGAAATCGTAATCACTTTCGGTCAACTTAAACAAGCTCTTGCTCCATTTATGGACGCAGAAGAAGGCGAAGAGTTCGAACCAGAAGAAATGAGCGATGAAGAAGTCGTTAACGTTGACGAAGAGCTTGAAGAAGCGCAAGTTAACGAACCCTACGTAAAAGCTACCGCTGCTCCTAAAAAAGCTCAATCTTCTAAAATGAACGAGAAATTAGCTCATTCAGTTAAGAAGGAAGCAAAAAAACACGACGAAGAAAAAGCAAAAATGGAAGAAACCATCAAGCGTCTTCAGCGTGAGTTAAGAGAAACAAACCTCTTAAGTGCAAAGAATCTTTACATGAATAAGATATTTGCAAAAAGATCTTTGAGCGAGTCTCAGAAGTTTAAAGTAATAAGTTCATTCGACAAGGCAACTACAGTAGATCAAGTTAAAACTGTATATCAAACCCTTAGCGAATCTCTTACTACAAAAACCCAAAAGACTAGCATAAGAGAATCAGTTGGTTTCGCGTCAAAACCCGCGGGTAACGCGCCTGTTAAACGCAGCATAATCGAAGTAGATCCTACTTTCGATAGATGGGCAATCATAGCAGGATTAAAAAAATAAATCAAAAAACAAAAAAAGTAACAAATGGCAAATTTAGTACAAAGTCTGTTAAACGAGTCAGCTCAAAACGCTGCACAAGCCCAGTTTACAGTCGCTCAAAAATTGAGTAAAAAATGGGCAAAATCCGGACTGTTGAACGGTCTGGAAGGTCAAGATCGCAATAACATGTCTATCATGTTAGAAAACCAAGCTAAGCAGCTTGTGATCGAAGCCTCTACTTCTGGCGGTGGTACCACTACAGGTGCTAACTTCACTGCTGGTACCGGCGAACAGTGGGCCGGTGTAGCTCTTCCGTTGGTTCGTAAGATCTTCGGACAGATCGCTGCAAAAGAATTCGTTTCAGTTCAACCAATGAACCTGCCAGCTGGTTTAGTGTTCTTCTTGGATTTCCAGTACGGTAACTCTACCAACCCCGCTTTTGCTTTGGGTGGTTCTCTGTACGGTGCTAACACGAAGAACTTCGGTAACGCTGCTTCAGGTGGTCTTTACGGAGCTGGTAGATGGAACTACTCACTGAACCTGTTTTCTTCTTCTTTCGTTAGTGCTTCTGTTGCAACTGGTTCAGCTGTAACTTTCGCTGACGTACAGTTCGATTCAACTTTCAGTGGTTCTTTAGTTACTCAAGCTACTACAAACACGCTCGCAGCAACTCAAGTGTTTAAAGTAACTATCGCAAACTTCCAAAGATCAGTTGCTCCTGCATTCAACGAGCTTGGCGTACGCGCTACTGAATTCGTTGGTTCTGGTATCGGAACTGACGGTGTGATCAATCAGTTTACCACTTACAACTCTGTTGCTGACACTATCAGCTTCATTTTCACCGGTTCTCTGTCATCTGTACAGTTTAACCAATTGACTGGTTCCGCTAGCCAATTGCGTGTACTGTTCAACAAAGACACTGACTTTAACGTAAGAGGTGACTTCGAAGACAGAAGCTCAACAGAAGGTTTCTCAGTACCAAACGCTGCTAGCAACACAAGCATCGTTATCCCTGAGATTAACGTACAGATGAAATCTCAAACGATTTCTGCTAAAACTCGTAAGCTTAGAGCTCAGTGGACTCCGGAATTCGCTCAGGATCTGAACGCGTATCACTCTCTTGACGCAGAGGCCGAATTGACTGGTCTTTTGTCTGAGTACATCTCTTTAGAGATCGATCTCGAAGTACTTGAGATGTTGTTACAAGAAGCTCCTACAGTTGAATATTGGTCAGCTCGCGTAGGTAGTCAGATCAACGCGACCAATACCGCTTTCGTAACCAACACTGCTGGTGTGTTCTACACTCAAATGTCTTGGTTCCAAACAATCGGTATCAAACTGCAAAAAGTATCTAACATCATCCACCAGCGTACACTTCGCGGAGGTGCCAACTTCATGGTAATTTCTCCAGCGGTTGCAACCATCCTGGAATCAATCCCTGGATTCGCTGCTGACACTGACGGTGCTGCTGATACTATGAAATACGCTTTCGGCGTACAAAAGATCGGTAGCTTGAACAGTCGCTACAAGGTGTATAAGAACCCATACATGACTGAAAACACTATCCTGATGGGATTCCGTGGAAATCAGTTCCTTGAGTGTGGTGCTGTATACTCTCCTTATGTGCCTCTGATCATGACTCCTCTTGTGTACGATCCACAAACCTTCACTCCGCGCAAAGGTATCATGACCCGCTACGCGATGACGATGGTTCGTCCTGAATACTACGGAGTAGTTTACGTAGCTGATCTGAACATTGTGTAATTGAATAACAGCTAATATCTAAAAGGTCCGACCAAAATCGGACCTTTTTTTATGCTGTCTACTCATATTTATATAAAATCAAAGTAGTTCAATGAGTAGTACAAAACCACAAAAAGTAGTAAAAAAACCAAAGAATCCAATAAAGTTTCAAGTATCTTTAAACGAAGAACAGAAACAAGCAAAGGCGATTATATTAGAAAATAAAATAACAGTTATACGAGGGGGAGCAGGTTCGGGAAAGTCTATGGTAGCAGCACAGGTTGCGTTAGATTTACTCTTTACTAATCAAGTAGAGAAAGTAATATTAACTAGACCAGCTGTAACTTCTGGAGAAGATTTGGGATTTATGCCTGGCGATAAAGACGCGAAACTTGCTCCGTATACAGCAGCCATATACGACAATATGTATAGACTGTATAACAAAGAAAAGATTGATAGAGAAATAGCAGAAGGAAAAATAGAAGTAATACCAGTTGCTTTTATGAGAGGAAGAAATTTAAGCAATTGTTGTGTAGTGGTGGATGAAGGGCAGAATATAACTCATCGACAAATGGAATTGATATTGGGTAGATTGTGCGAGGGTTCTAAGATGATTATATGCGGAGACGTAGCCCAAATCGATTTAAAAGATAAGAAGTTATCCGGATTTAATTTTATATGTAACAATTTAACAAACGTTATAGGATTTGCTGTAGTGACATTAAAAACAAATCACAGAGATCCAATAGTGGAAGATATACTAAAAATATACATTGATCACAGAGATTAAAAATCATGGCAAATCCAATAATTTATTCAGGTAATCCTGGACCTATATCCGGAAGCACTCCTTTTGGATTTTACGACGAAGACGTAATTTACAGAGCAGATGGACCTAAAGCAGCGAACTACGTCGCGTATAAGTTGGGATATCCAGTAGTGGACGTAGAATTGCAAGACGTAAACATCTATGCTTGTTTTGAAGAAGCTGTCTCTGTGTACGCGGAAGAGTTGTATCACGCAAAAATTAAAGACAACTATTTAAGTTTAGAGGGAGCTCCAACATCTTCTGTATTAAATAACACAGTTGTAGTTCCATCTTTGAATTCAATCATAACTTTGGCCGATAATTACGGTTCCCCAGCTGGAGTGGGCGGTAACGTAGAGTACTATACTGGTTCTATATCGTTGGTTGCTGGACAGCAAATTTACGATATTCAACAATTGGCGATAAGCAGTAGTTGGATACAACAAGGAGATAGAATGGTTGTGCAGAGGGTATTTTATGAAAGCTCGCCTGCAGTTAATCAGTACTATGATCCGTACATAGGGGGATCTATAAACTATCAAGGAGCTACAGAAAATTTTGGTTGGGCTTCCTACTCCCCAGGTTTAAACTTCGTTCTTTTTCCTGTTTATTGGGACATACAGCGTATACAACAAATAGAGATGTCTAATCAAGTGAGAAGGAGCGCGTATACATTTGAGTTAATAAATAACAAACTTAGAATATTTCCAAGACCAGAAATAGACGGAATGAATCTTTGGTTAACTTACTCGAAGAAGAGCGAATTATCGAGTATTACAGGAAACAGTCCGTACGGAACTAATACGGGACTTATTTCAAATCCATCTAACGTACCTTACACGAAGATATCGTACTCACAAATCAATCAACCTGGTAAGCAGTGGATATACGAATACACTTTAGCTTTAGCTTCAGAATTGTTGGGATTGATTAGAGGAAAGTACACGCAATTGGCAATACCTGGTAGCGAACTTACACTAAACGGAGCGGATTTGATTGCTAAAGGTAAAGACGCACAAGCGGCGTTAAGGGAAAAATTGAGATCCGATCTTGAAGATATGAGTAGAAAATCACAGTTAGAAAGAAAAGACATAGAAAATCAATCGATTACGAATACGTTGATGCAAGTACCGTCTTTGATATACATTGGATAAAACAACAACGAAGCATGGCATTATTTGGTAGTACTAGGGACGTAAATTTAATGAAGTCCGTGTCTAGGGAATTTATGGAAGACATAGTTAGTCAACAAGTTGGCTACTATAAAATCATGCTCGATAAAACCAAAGCAAACTTGTACGGAGAATCAGCTAATAAGTACTACGTGGGTCCCGTACTTGTGTATTGTTTGATAGCTAGACAAGATTTTGGAGTAAACCAAGAACAATTTGGTAGGGACGTCAATAGACCCGTGGATTTTAGGTTCTTAAGGGATCACTTAGTAGACGCAAACATATATCCTGAAGTGGGAGACGTGATAATGTACAACGAATTGTATTATTTGGTGGATAACGTTAACGAAAACCAACTAATAGTTGGTAAGGACAACGCTTACGCGTATTCTACGGGATTGGAAAATTACGGATCTTCTTACTCTATAATATTAAACACTCACTATGCTTCTGGGGAGTCACTGGGCATAACTAAAATAGTACCTTAATGGCAAATACGAAAGTAAGACCAGCTAAGCAGAGAGAGTTCATGGAAGCTCTGGCAGCGCCCGATCAAACCGAGCGTATAATGGAGGCCAAATTGGGTCAACCGGAAAATAATCGTGCGTTAGAACTATCACAAAGAAATTCCGAAGGCAAAAACATACAAGTGGGTATTCAAGACTTGGACGAAGCGGTTATGTATTATATAAAAAATAAATTAAAATTATCTGTAATACAAAATAATAAGCTTGTACCAGTTAACGTGATATATGGAACACCAGAAAATTGGAAAGGAGTACAGCAAGACGGATTTTACAGGGACAAAAATGGAAAGATACAAGCTCCGTTAATTATGTTTTCTAGAAGTAGTATATCGCAAAACAGAGAACTTGGATTTAAGATAGACGGAAATTTCGCTCAAAATTTACAGTTTATAGAAAAAAAATACAACAAAAGAAACAACTATAGTAATTTTTCTGTATTAACGAATAGGGTACCCGAAAAAGAGTATCAAGTGGTGGTAACTCCGGATTACGTAACTGTAACTTACTCTTGTATAGTGTGGACTAATTTCGCAGAACAAATGAATAAACTAATTGAGAGTTTAAATTTTGCGTCAAGATCTTATTGGGGGGATTTAGAAAGATTTAAATTTTACTCTTCTATAGAAACTTTCAACGATTCTATAACTTACGAAGTCGGAGAAGATAGACTAGTTAGAACTAACTTTGATATAACACTTAATGGATATTTAATACCAGATGTGTTAAACGAGTATTTAGCATCAACCAAAATACAATATAGTACGTCTCAGATAGTTTTCGATTTAGAAGTATCCAGCGGAGACAAAGAGCAATTTATATCAAAAACAAATAGAACTCAAGCGCAAGTGAATAAAGCTACAAATTTTGTGGGAGCAGGGGCTAACATCGTTAACTATATTGGAGGATCTGGAGGCGCTGCTTCTGCTGATTTAGCGTATTTAAACACTTTCATAAGTAAGATAGCCAACTCTGTAACCGCTAATACAGCTACGTTTGTTGGAGCATCTATTTTACAACCTTCGCCTGGATCTAGTTTGCCGCCTACGACAGTAAATAATTTTAACTTTTATGCGAACGGTCTTCCTATATTGGCCAATGAAATATCAAGTTTTGGTCCCGATGGATTTGGCAATCTTGTGTTGATCGTAAACACCCCAATATTGGGATACGAATTAACAGATAAAATAATAGTAGCAGTAGGTAAATTCTCATAAAAATGTCCCAACTAAAATTAGATCAAATACTTGCCCCGCTTAGGTTTACAGGAAGTAGACTTATAGTTACTGGTAGCGACTTTTTAGTTTCTGGGTCTGACGTGTTTGGTAATAATATTTCTCAAAGTCATGATTTTACAGGCAGTGTACGCATAACTGGATCTTTATGGATTAATAATTCTCCTGTAATAGCGTCTTCTCAAACATCGTCTATGACTGTTTTGAGTAGCAGTTTTGCGGCTACTGCATCGTTTGTACAAAATGCTATATATTCAGCATCAGTATCTCTAAATACAATTACTTTTACCAAAGGTGATGGTACTACATTTCCAATAACTGTTAATACAGGATCTGGCGGAGGGGGAGGCACAGGAGCTGGTTTTCCATATAGCGGATCTGCTGTAATTACTGGTTCTTTAGAAGTTACACAAGGTATTACTGGATCTTTGTTTGGAACCTCTAGTTGGTCACAAAACGCTTTAACTGCGTCTTATGCTATTAGCATAATGGATCAAGGTTTTGTATATACGCAATCTAGTCCATCTACTACTTGGACTATAAACCATAATCTTAATACTCAAATCCCGCATGTTGACGTTTATGGTTCTGACTATTATGCAGTAATACCTCAAGAAGTAGTAGCTACTAGTTTAAATACAATAACAATTACTTTTCCAAATGCATTGAGTGGATACGCAATTGTATCAAAGGGAAGTGGCACCGCCATATCAGCATCTTTTGCAACATCTGCATCATTTGCGGCAAATACTCCATTCTACAAAATAGGCGTATCTGGATCAACCATGTATACTATCACTCATAGTTTAAATGAAGAGTATCCCATAGTTCAGATATATGACGCAGTTGATAGAGAGCAAATAATACCGATCCAAATACAGTCGATAAATACAAATCAAGTATTTATAAACATTGGATTTTTATTTTCTGGAAGTATAGTGGTAAAGAAGTAGACCAAAAAGATATTTATAAACAGCGCAACAAATAAAAAATGAGAATATATAGTCCAGTAATATCAGGTTCCATAATAATAAGTGGTTCTGGCGTAGTCAGTGGAAGCTGGACCGTGACAAATGGAATCACTGGATCAGTATTCGGCACTGCTAGTCAAGCAATATCTAGTAGTTTGGCTCTCACTGCTTCTTTTTTATTGGGAAGTGTAGCAAGTGCATCATTTGCTACTAATGCCGCAACTGCATCTACTTTACAATCAGGCACATATGCAATTACAGCAAGCCAAGCAAATTCAAGTAGCTTTGCACAAACAGCTTCTTTTGCGCCGGCTTACGTATTGAATAGTAGTACATCTTCAATGTTAGCACCATACGTGTTAACTTCACAGACGAGCTCGATGAGCGTACTAAGCGCTTCATTTGCTATAAGTTCCTCTAGAGCAATTACTGCATCAATAGCATTGAATAATTTAGTAACTGCGTCCGTATCTCAAAACACTATTACTTTCACTAAAGGGGATGGAAGTACTTTCCCTATTACAGTTAACACAGGTTCTGGAGGCGGCGGTGCTTCTGATTTTCCTTTTACGGGGTCTGCCATAATTTCGGGCAGCTTAGTAGTAACAGGATCAATAACAGCGACCCAAGGATATACAGGTTCTTTATTTGGAACTGCTAGTTGGGCTTTAAATGTTATAAGTTCATCGTATGCAGTTTCTTCTTCATTTGCTGCAACAGCTTCTTTTTTTAGCGGTTCTATTTTAAATGCTATAAGTTCATCTTATGCTTTAACAGCTTCATTTGCTGATGGTGCTCATAATGCTCAAGACGTTTTAATTTATGTAAAGAATGTAACTGGAGTACAAATCGATAAAGGAAAAGTTGTTAGAATATCAGGAGCTACAGGAGATAATGCTAATATTTCTTTAGCGGATTGGACTGACGATACAAATTCAGCTAATACTTTAGGATTAACTAATGAAAATATACCTGATCAAGCTTTTGGTTACGTAATGACAGAAGGTAAGTTGTTAGGTATAGATACATCTAATTATACAGCAGGACAGTTATTATTTTTAGCATCAAGTGGATCAATGACAGGTTCAGCTCCACAGGCTCCACTACACGCAGTAAGATTAGGTCAAGTATTAAGAGTACAATTGAATAATGGTTCAATGTATGTTAGAATTGACAATGGATTCGAATTAGATGAATTACATGATGTTAAAATAATAAGTCCTGAAACTGGTCAAGGATTAGTAAGAAGTGGAAGTGTATGGATAAATGCCGCAGTTACTGCATCAACAGCACTTAGTGCATCATTTGCTGTCAGCTCATCTAGAACTGTAACGGCATCTTTGGCTTTAAATAATATTTTAACAGCTTCAGTAAATTTTAATACTATTACATTTACTAAAGGAGATGGTAGCACATTCCCAATTACTGTAAATACAGGTAGTGGTGGTGGAGGAGGTGGAAGTACTTTTCCATTTACTGGATCAGCTATTATATCAGGTAGCTTAGTAGTAACAGGTTCTATTATCTCGACTTTGGGATATACTGGATCTTTATTTGGTACTGCAAGTCAAGCAATTAGTTCTTCTTTTACACAAACAGCTTCTTTTGCCCCTGCTTATGTATTAAATAGTAGTACAGCATCGATGCTTACTCCGTACTTACTAGTATCTCAGACGAGTTCAATGAGTGTAGCAACAGCTTCTATTGCAACTAATGCAGCTACTGCTTCTTTTTTAGCAATAGGTACATACTCTATTACGTCAAGTCAATCAATATCTAGTAGTTTCGCTGTTACTTCATCAGTAGCATTAACTAATATAATTACGGCTTCAATTAATCTAAATACCATTACGTTTACTAAAGGAGATGGAACTACATTTCCACTAACAGTAAATACAGGTAGTGGCGGTGGTGGCGGTGGAAGCATCTCTGATTTTCCTTTTACTGGTTCTGCTATTATATCTGGTAGCTTAATAGTAACAGGTTCTATAATTGCAACTCAAGGAATTACTGGATCTTTATTTGGTACTGCGAGTCAAGCTGAAACTAGTAGTTTGGCGCTTACTGCTTCTTTTTTATTGGGAAGCATCGCTACAGCATCTTTAGCTTTTACTGCGTCTTTTACTCCTAATGCTTTAGTAACAGCATCAATATCATCAAATACTATTACTTTTACAAAAGGAGATGGAACTACTTTTCCTATTACAGTTACAGGTGGCGGAGGCGGAGGAAATTCTGTAAATATAATAGAAGTTAATAACCAAACAATATCAATTCCTTCTGGAAATGGAGACACGTATATTTATAATTCAAAAGGGGTAAATACTTTTATATTACCAACAGCTTTAGGAAATAAAAATCAATATATAATAAAATTAATAGATGGTTTAGCAACTATATATGCAATAGATTTTAGTTTGATAGATGATGGAACAATAGTAAACATAGATAATCCATTTAACGCAATAAACTTAAGTTCTAATAACACACAATATATAATATATTAAAATATGGCTTACAACCAAGTACCAAAAAATGCTGCAACAGATGACTCAATACTTTTATTGAGACGTATATTAAGAGCTTTAGAAGCTTCTTCTAACGCAGATTCTTTACAAAGACAGAGAATTAATATAGACTCTATAACATCGGGTTTAACATTATCTACAGTAACTACTGTATCAGCTGTAACAGCTATAACTAACGCCTTACCAGTAGGTACAAACTCAATTGGTAACTTTGGTGGTTACACAAACAACGACTTTCAAATGATGAACCAAAGAATAATGTATAACACAGGATTAAGAAGTAATATATCGTAAAAATATAAAATAAATAATATGGCCATAATTAATAACAATAAACTTGCAATAGATTTACCAGTATGGGAACCATTAAGAGCAGCTCAGGGAGGTAACAGTTCTGCGATATCTACTTCTTGTACTGCTTTAAATCCTGTGATGCATATAAACTTTGGTAGATATATCTACTATTTAAATGCCGCTACTAGTTTTTGGAGATACGATACTTGGACAGATACGTACATGCAGTTAGCTTCTCCACCAATCACTCCAACAACTTTTTCAACAATGAGATTTTTAATGTCTGCTGGTATTGAGGGATTTGTATTAGGAGCAACTAATAATACATTGTATGTACCTGCTAACTTTGGCAAAGCTTATGTAGGTTATGATGTATCTATAGTCTCTGGCACAGGCGCCGGCCAAAGAAGAACTATATTAGACGTATCTGATGCAATTGTAGAAGATATCGCTATAGCCACTACAGTTACAAATACGCTTGGTGATATAACATTAACAGATACAGCTAAAAACTGGGGAGTTAATAGGTGGTTAGGATATCAAGCGAGAGTTATTCAAGGCGCTGGTTCTACTCAAGTAAGAAGAATAATAGGAAATTCAGCTAATCAATTGATTTTTGGATCCACATTGTATGCAGCGTACGAGCCTTTTGCAATCCCTTCAGTATTCTCTCCCGCTATTGCCGCTACTGCAGGCGTTCAGACAATAGTTAGTATAGAGGCAAATAACGTTACACTTGATTTTCCATGGTCAATTGTGCCGGATAGTTCTTCTCGTTTTAAAGTTGAGGGAGGAGCCATAATATTGGCCTCTTCACAAGCTACCTCTAACTATAGTGTGCAACAATATGACGCAATCAGTGATACGTGGTATATTAAAACATCTTTAACTAATTTTATACGCTCTACAGGTACAGACGCATCACTGGAGCGTACAGGAGATCAAGCGACTGTTTGGGAGAGAGGTATAGTGACGCAGACTTCAACAACTTCTAGTTTAATAGATTCCAGCAAATCTTGGAATGTAAATCAATGGGCAAGTAGTAGCTTAAGTGGAAGTTATTATGTTAGAATATGGAGTGGACAGGGCGAAGGTCAACAAGCAAGAATATTAACTAACACCGCAACTTCATTAACATATGAGACAATGTCAGTGGCACCAAATTCTGGATCTCAATATTTTATAGATGGATTTGATGCTGGTAGAGCGACTTCGGGTTCTTTTAATCAATTGATAGATAGTACAAAAAACTGGCCATTAAATAGATGGAAAAACTATGCCCTTAGAATCGTTAGTGGTAGTGGATTTGGAACTCTATTACCAATAGCTTCGAGTAATTCTAGCTCTATTACAGTGTATGGATCTTCTTCTTTTTCGTATAATAGCTCATCAGTTTACAATATAACAGCAGATCCTGATAAGACATATCTTGCGATCGGGGGTCAGTCTAGTATTGCGTTCTTAAATCTCGCTGATGATTTGCCGTCGTATGGTAGAGACGAAGAGAGCGGTATAGCTTTAAATGCATCTGCACAATTTGGTAATAATAAACCGATAGGAATATCATTTATGACTGCGTCTGGCACAACAGCTACAATAACAACAGCAGTTAGCCATTCTTTTAAACTTAATCAACCAATAACTATTAGAGGTATATCACATGCCAACTATAATGGCACATTTTCTATAACGAGTATACCATCGGCGAGTGTTTTTCAATATACTATGGCAGGTACACCAAATGCATCCGGATCTTCTTCTCAAAGTTTATCGACTTTAGTTGATACTACTAAGAACTGGAGAACAAATCAATGGGCAGGTTATAATTTATACATGAATGTGTCTACGATAGCAACAAATGGTATTGCTACTGGCGCAATTACACGTATTGTATCTAATACTTCTAGCTCTCTTGTATTTGCGACGCCCACATTTATTGCGCCGCTAAATGGAGTTACTCGCTATATATTGACCAAAAACGACATGATTGGTAGTATGTATACTGGTTTTACTACTGGTAGTGTGCCAACAGCAACAACCCTAACTGACACAAACGCATTTTTTGTTGGATCTGGTTCTATATCAGGAAACTTACTCACTGTAACAACTAATGTGGGAGTTAGTGGAAGTCTTGGTATAGGCTCGTTAATAACAGGTAGTTTAATATTCCCAGGTACTTTTATAGTTAACTATGCTTCGGGTACACTTGTAACAGACTATTCTGGAAGCTATTTAGTAAATTATACTCAAAGTGTGCCTCTTACGGCTATCACTTCAAGTGGTTGGGTAACAAACTTCTTTGCTGGTAGACGTTTAAAAATATTAGCTGGGTCTGGTATAGGAGAAGAAACTACTATTGCAAGTAATACAAATACTACATTAACTTTTGGAAGTATAACTGCCCCCGGCTTATTAAGTTCTTCTTATGCTATTATGCAACAACCAACTCGAAGCGTTGGTATTGAAGCGCAGTGGGCGCAAAATACAACAAATCTAGATCTTAAAGGAAGAAGGATATATATCCCTCGCGGTGGCGCTACAAATAACTGGGAATTTATAGATATACCTACTGATAAAGTAGAATTTATAGCAGCAAGTCCATTGGGAGAAACTTTAAGTACTGGTACTATGACCGCTTATGATGGTGGAGATAGAATATACTTTACTAAAGATGCAACACTAAGATTTTACTATTTAGACACTAATACAAATCAGATACATGGAGCAGGATTGGCGCCATTTGCAAATGGTGCTGCAATAATAAGAAATAGGATGGAAGTATTTACAAGTCCAGACGGTCTTAAATATTTATGGTTTGTAAAACATACATCTACCGAGGTAATGAGAACTATGTTATATTATTAATAGTTAAATATAAATTAGATGAATCTTAGAGATATAATTCTTGTGTTAGAAAGAAAATTACAAAACTTACACGTTCTTATGAGATTGGCTCAAAGTACTGGAGATTTGCAAACTATAACTAAATTACAAATAGAAATTATAGAGACAGAAGAATCTATATCCACTATAAAAAGCACAATGTAGTCAATTTATAATAAGTAATTGACAAATAGTTACCCGTATATTTATAGGTAACACTAGCTAAGATTATGTCAATTAGAATAATATTAAAAAATAGTTCTGCTGTAGGTACTCAACCCACTGTCCAAGATTTGGCATTAGGTGAATTAGCCATAAATACTACAGATGGAGTAATATTTTTTAAACAGAGTAATGGCGTTTCTGAATCTATACAAAGATTATCGTCTAGTGGAAGTGCAACTGCATCTTATGCATTACAAGCATTAAGTAGTTCTTACGCAGCTACAGCATCTTTCTTATTAGGAAGCATATCATCAGCTTCGTTTGCAACTACTGCAGCTACAGCTTCTACTACGCCCAATGCTATAGTAACAGCATCAGTTAACTCAAATACTATAACTTTTACCAAAGGCAATGGTTCTACATTTGCATTAACAGTAAATACTGGTTCAGGCGGTGGAGGTGGAGGTACTTCTGATTTTCCATTCACTGGTTCGGCTATTATATCTGGTAGCTTAGTAGTTACAGGATCAATTAGAGCCACTCAAGGAGTTACTGCTTCTTTATTTGGAACTGCGAGTCAAGCAATAAGCTCGTCGTATGCATTATCTTCAAGTTACGCAAACTTATCTAATATACAGTACGTTACTAGTAGTCTACAATCTTTATCACAAATAGAAGTATTAGATTATTCTACAGACGTTGCTGTAGACTTTACCGCAGGTAGACTTAAATTTATATTTGGAAATCCAGCCACTCACTCTATATCTTCGTTTTCTTTTAATTCTACATTTATAACTGATAGGTTTAATAAAGTATTGGACGATTACACAGCTTCAGCTGCGTGGTCAAATGCAGGATACACTTTAATATCTGCTTCGATATTTGAAGGTGGCGTATTATTGGCCCAAACAGGAGTTGGTACTACATTATCATATCAAACTTTGGATTCTGGAAGTCACACTTATCTTTTACAAATAACAGCAAGTAATCCAGCGAATGGATCTATTCTTGTACAAAGTGCATCTTTGGCAGGCACTCTTAGCAAAACAAATCCTGGAGCTCCAACCATAACCCCAACAGCTAGTATTCAATTAGGAGCATCATCAAATCAAATAGAACAAGGCGCGACTGGAAGTATCACTTACGTGACAGCTTCTGGAGCTGCAAATGGATGGGTATTAAATTTTGTAACTTCTTCTAGAACAAGCCCCATATTTGTTACAGGATCATTGACAGGATCGGCGAGCATAGTGTTTGGAGCTACATCATCATACTCTTCTTCAGGCGTTAATGGATCAGATAATAGTCCGGCCTTAGTTACTACTGCGTTGGCAACTAGTACATTTACAAAGATAAGAAGTCTAAGATCTGGAGCTTCAGTATCTTCGAGTTTAACTCAAAATGAAATAGAAAATATTGGAGGTTGGGATACTACTATAGGTGGAAATGTGGGAATTATATCTAAAGGCACTGTTACAAATCCTGGACAATCAACAACTATAACATGGACTGGAGATAAGTACCACTATATAGTATATAACTCCTCTTTAGCCTTTTTAACCAATATACAATCATCGGGATTTGGAGTTTTAAGTTCATTTACTTCGTCGTCTCTTGGAGATTATAAAGTGTACAGAACTATTTTACTTCAAGCTGGAGGTGCAGGAACAACTATAACCTATGATTTAACATAAGCTATGCCTATAATACTACCTGCAGGATTTAATGTCACTAGCACAGAACCAGTAGATGCTAGATTTAGTGTGGCAAATGCTACAGCTAGACTTGGTTTGTCTGTTGCTAACGTATATGAAGGCTTGATAGTGTATCAAAGAGATAACGATACTATTTATGTTTTAGTAAATGCAGCTCAGCCATCATTAGAAGTGAGTTGGCAAATAATAGGAGCCAATGTTAGCGGATCTTTATTTGTTACAGGAAGTATTACTAGTCTTGGAGGATTTACAGGATCTTTATTCGGCACAGCTAGTTGGGCAATAAATGCTTTAACTGCATCTTTTACGCCTAATGCGCTAGTAACTGCGTCTGTAAACTTAAATACAATAACATTCACTAAAGGTGATGGTAGTACTTTTCCAATAACTGTTAATACAGGTTCAGCGGGAGGAGGATCTGGTGCAGGATTCCCATTTAGTGGTTCTGCTGTTATAACAGGTAGTTTAATAGTTACAGGATCAGTTACAGCTACTCAGGGTTATTCTGGGTCATTATTTGGAACTTCTAGTTGGTCAATCAACGCCTTAACATCTTCTACATCGACCAGTGCGTCCTATGCAGTCACTGCGAGCGTAGCACAATCTGGTACGGGATCATTTACTGGATCTTTCTTTGGAGTATTTAGTGGGTCTTTATTTGGAACCTCTAGTTGGTCGATAAGTGCACTAACAGCATCTAATACTTCCAATGCATTAATTACAGCTTCGGTCTCATTAAATACTATTACGTTTACTAAGGGAGACGGAAGTACGTTTCCAATAACCGTTAACACAGGTTCCGGAGGCGGTGGAGGAGGCGGTGGCGGAACTACTACAAATTCTCTATTCTTTAACGCATCTGGCAGCGGATCAGCACCAGGTACTTCTTTCGACGGATCTGTAGCTTTCACTGCGAGTTATAACACTGTCGGGGCAAATAAAGTGATAACTTCTGGTCCTACTGCTCCAAGCGGAGGAATGGATGGTGATTACTATTTTCAGTACGATGTATCGAATACACTATTCTTCAATAGAACAAGAAAGACAGGCTCGTATACTATAGCAGGTTCAGACATAGGCAGATTAATAGAAATGGATTCAGGCTCGGCGAATACATTGACTATACCAACTAACGCTTCTGTACCCATACCATTGGACGCTAGATTTACGGTTACTCAGTACGGAGCAGGACAAACTACGTTCGCGTCTGGATCTGGAGTAACGGTTAGAAGCAGAAGTAATTTTACGAAGATATCTGCTAGGTACGGATTTGCGTACTTAACGAAAATAGGTACTGACGAATGGTATTTATACGGGGATATATCATCATAAAAAATAATAAGGATTATGCCAACGTTTATTAAATTTAATTGTTTTACAAAAGATTTAGTTGAAAAAAAACACAATCTGTCCACAGATCAATTAACAGTCGCTCTCACTAATGTTAGACCAAGCGGAAGCTTCACACAATTGAGTGAAATAACCGAAATAGATTATACTGGATTAAGTAGTCGTAATTTAGTTACGGTTTCGTCCGCTCAAGTGGACGGTACGTACAAATTGATAGAACGTAATTTAACTATATCTGCGGTTGGAGTAAATAGTCCTACGTTTAGATACGTTGTGGTATATAATTCGACTGCGTCTGGAAATCCACTAATTGGATATTATGATATTGGTTACGGAGTTATAATATATGATAGTCAAGGATTTTATTATAGCGCTGGTTTTACTATATCGCTAAATGAAATAGACGGATTTATTACCATACAATAACATATAAAAAATATTATGAAAGTAGCAATAGAGCAAGTATTTGACGGATCAATACAGCAAACGAACATAACGGGAGCTTATGACGAGACAAAAATAAATGTAGGAAAACATACTGGCCAATATAATTTAGGTTCCGGACAAACTGATAAATTTATAGGTCCTACTCCATTAAGTGTAGCTAACTTCGGAGAAACTACGTTAGCAATACCATCTTCAGTGATTAGTACAATAAAAGTAAATGATGATTTATTTTGGATTTTCGGAGCAGACGCAGCTGCTGCCGCGATAACTAGAAGAGCTCAAATGTGGACGTATGTTCCTTCTACAAATACATATACGTTTATAGGTGCAATAACCATAAATTTCCCCTCAGCGACTAATAAAACAGTTAGAGGAATATCTGCTATATTAGCTAATTATACAACAGGAAGCGTGACTGTAAATAGTACAACAGTTACAGGCTCAGGTACTGCGTGGAATACTGGCATTTCAGTAGGCTCTAGGATAGGATTTGGATCAACAAATCCGGATACAATATCTACTTGGTATGAAATAGCTACAATAAGTAGTGATACTCAAATGACTATAAGCTCATCAGCGGGAACAATCACGTCTGGGTCTCCTTATGTAATACAAGATTTAATGTTAGTTCATGCACTCACGGCTGCTACTGCTACGAATGGAGGATTGTTCGTAACAAAAGGATTAAGACCTGAAGATTTTCAAAATCCTGCAAAAGCAATACCATCTGCGTCTGTTGCTGATAAAATAAAAGCAACTTATTGGTTAAAAGATGCCGCAACCGTGACTAACGATGTTATTGGAGGCTGCGCAGTTGGAAATTTTGATTCTTGGAGTCAACAATACGTGTATTGCACAGAAGGATCTAGTACTTCACTACAGATGTATAGATACAATCTAAGAGCGACATTAGCGCCATTAACAGCTGGTCAGACTGCGCTATCTGGTAGTGATATAGTGATTACGGGCGCACAAACAGTTACAGGTAATATAGTTCAATCAAATAATGGAACAGTAGCAACATTAAGGCATGGAGTAGCTTCTGGTAGTACAAGCATATACTGTTATACGACTACGCGAATATTACGAATACCCACAAGTAGTGTAACAGCTGCTAGTACCACTTTTGTAGCCGATTCCATGTCAGAAGTTCCTCCTGGAACTACAAACACAAATGTATCTGTCAGTACGTTTTCTGCAATGGATGTGGATACACTAATAGATAAATTAATAATCGTTGGAGCATCATCAACAGGTACTATGTATGTAACTGATTACTACACAGGCGGCCAACAAATAGATAGGAGATGTTCGTGTTTGACGTCTCAACTTCCTTCGTCTCTAAGAGATTTAGACAGTCCAATTTTTGTTCATCAAATAATAAATAATACACCAAGTATAGCATGTAATAGTGGTTGGTTGTTTTGGTTATACGGTAACTCGACTGCAACAAACTCTAACGCTGTAACAGCATATCCATTAGCGGCAGACATGGATCATCAATTAGATGTAAATAATAGAATTATATGTCCAAAAATAAATTTAGGATCTACGCCATCAGCATTTTATAGAGTATTAACCAACGCTGTACAAAATTTAGGAGACACAGCAATGGGAATTGCTCCCGATATGTATAAAATACAATATAGAACATCAGGAATAGATAATAATAGTGGATCTTGGACTGACGTTCCTGAAGACGGAGATTTATCTGGCGTATTACCTGCATTGAATATACAATTTGCTTTTCAATTTAGAACAATTGGTACTATGATGCTACCAGCTAGAGTACAATCGTTAGCGCTATTATACGAAACTATAGATTCTCTCCCTTCGCAATATAGATGGAATTTTAGTGATTTTAATTCTGCTACAGGATCTTTTGCTTGGATACAAAATTCGTTATTCGGATCTTTACCGACTCACAGCATAGAAATATATAGAGCAGATACGAATGCATTAGTGTTAGTGCAATCATCAACTGGTAGTACTAATGGAGCATTTGAACATTGGAACGGCAGTGCTTGGGCAGGAGGACTTGGATCGAATACTTTAGGAGCAAGGCGAAGATTTGTTCCATCAGGATCTTTACCTGGAAGTATAGATTTGTATGCAAAAATAATAGTTTCATAAAAATAAAATAATGAAAGTAGCTATTGAACAAGTATTTGATGGATCTTTACCTCAAATTCCTATTGGTGGTGTTTATGATCCTGATAAGATAAATGTAGGCAAACATACTGGCCAATATAATATTGGTTCCGATAGAATAGATAAATTCATAGGACCAAGCCCAGTTACAGTAATTAATAGCGCAGAAAGTCAATTGGCAATTCCGTCTTCAATATTTAGTCCGATAAAAATTACAGATGATTTATATTGGTTATTTGGTAACGATGCTGCAGGAGCTAGTGCAACTCGCAGAGTTCAATTGTGGACTTTTATACCATCAATAAATAGAGTAAATTATGTGGGAGCTATAACATTAAACTTTCCAGGCGGTGGCAGCGCTACAGTGACATCTATGAAAGTAATATTAACAAACTACACTAGCGGTAGTGTAACGGTGAATGCAAACACTGTTACAGGATCAAATACTACTTGGAGTGTAGGATTATCAGTGGGATCTAGAATAGGATTTGGTAGTACAGATCCACAACAAATATCTACGTGGTATCCAATAGCGAGTATACCATCTGATACGTCTTTAACAATAACAGGTAGTGCAACCGTACCATCAGGATCTTCTTATGTGATACAAGATTTAATAATTTTACACTCTAGAACAAATAGTCCAAATATATTTTTAGCAAAAGGCATAAGATTCGAAGATTTTATAAATCCCGCTACTTCAATACCAGCGGCATCAACAGTCGATAAAATAAAAGCAGTGTATGGATTATCTTCAGCTGGAGGCGCTGTTGTTTACGGATTTGACACAAACGAAATGGTATCATGGACCACTCAAAGTGTGTATACTGTTTCTTATTATGCGGACATATCTCAAAAAGTAGATGTAGGTTCAGGTAATATTAGAACTCCGCTAACTTCGCTGGTTTCGGGAGTACAATCTGGCGTAATAACTAGTAGAGTTGCAGGAGTATATCCAAATATAGGTACGTTTAGTAACGGAAAATTAGTTACTTTAAAAAGCGGATCTTTTGCCAATTCTGCTTCTTATTACTGGTATAGTTTAGTCGACGTTGGTCTTCGTCCAAATGTTTCATCTATTATAGGAAGTAGTCTCTCGCAAATGGAAATTACTGGATCTCAATATATCCTTGAAAAAATAGTAACAGAGAAAGATCCTCCAGGATTAGAATCTTGGCCATATGGATTAAGAACTAATATTACAGGAGGAAATTTTGTTGCAGTGAATGCAGATGAATCTATAGATAAGCTTACAGCTGTAACGTCTACGGGAAATATGTATATAACTAATTTTTTTGGCGCCAATTGGAACCCTCCAGACACTAGATCACAAACTCCTTTAACTAGACGTATTGGGTGTTTAACTACTCAATTACCTAGCGCATTAAAAAATTCTAATTCGCCCAATTTCGTACATTCAGTGCTATCAAACAACGCATTAATTAATAGTTTAGAAGGTTGGATGTTTTATAATTATACTAGATCGTCTACTAGTAACGTAAATGGAGTAGCGATATATCCGCTAGGCGCAGATATTGAATATTTTAATTATCACAACAATAGAATTATATGTCCAAGAATAACATTACAAATTACACCAATAAAATATTATAGATTATTAGTTAATTGTGTAAAAAATATAGGCGATACATATTTTGGAGTAACTCCTGATATGTATAAAGTGCAGTATAGAACTCAAGGCATAAGTAATAATAGCGGAAGTTGGATAGACATACCTCAAGATGGAGATATGTCTAAGACAACTCCTTCTAATGAAATTCAATTTGCTTTTCAATTTAGAACAGCTGGAGTAATAATGTTACCTGCTAGAATATTAAGTTTAGCTCTACTATATGAAAATGAAGATGGAATTCCATCTCAATTTGCGTGGAATTATCAAGATACAAATTTAAATAGCGGTGTTTTTTCGTGGATACAAAATGAATATTACAATGATATAAATAAACAAAGAATAGAATTATATAGATTTGATAACGATGAATTACTCATGTCACAAGAATTATGCGAAAATAAAAATGGTATAGTGGAATATTGGAATGGTTCCGTGTGGTTAACGGGTTTGGGTGAAAATGCAATAGGCACAAAAAGAAGATTTGTTCCAACGAGATTAATACCAAAAGATATAAACGTATACGCAAAATTAATAAATCAATGAGTTATCAACTAACAACTGATGGAGACGTAATATCGCAAAGACAAGGTCTTGATTCAGGACTAATTACCAATTTTCAATTTAAGGCCCTAGACGCAGACATAAGTTATAATAGCGAAAACGAAATAAACGCATGGAATGGAAATACGCTGTCTTGGAATAAAAATTCTGGAATTTGGAAATCTAGTAATACATATACAAAAATAGGAGATCAAAAACAAACTGAATTATACATAAGAAATCCAAACATAACTAGCGCGCAATTCGATAAAATTGATTTACGAGTTAATGTAACAGATGCTTCATTTTTTACAGATAGACAAGGATTAGTGATGGTAACGAATAATCATCCAACTTTTGTTGTAACTGGAGTTTACGTAGGCGGAAGCTTTTGGAATGGAGGTTCGGCACAGATTGTGTTATATTTTAGTGGAAAAGATTTTCCGATATATTTTGGACAAGTTGGATACTTTTTTAGAGATTATAACGGACCCACAGGAGGTCAAACCTTATATTCTGGCACCGGTATAGGATCAGCTGCGGCAGTAGATTTTAACTCGGGTCAAGGGACAGGCGGTACACAAAATAATCCAGGTGCTTCTTGGGGAAGTTTTTTCGTTAATGACAGTCAATCCCCAGGAGCTGGTCGTATTGCAACTTTACTTTTTAGATAATTTTAATAAAAAAACACAATTGTATTTTGACTAAAGTTTCGATATTTATTGGTAGACAAAATAAAACTAAATATAGATGTCCGATTCAATCTTCAGTCCAGGAGTAGTATTAATAGAAAACGATCAATCGCAATACACTCAAGGCCCAATAGAAGCAGGTGCCGCAATAGTTGGCCCGACTGTTATAGGTCCTGTAAATACTCCAACTCTAGTAACCTCTTATTCAGAATACAAAGCTGTATTCGGAGCTTCTTTCATAACTGGAGGAGCTTCTCAAGAATATTTAACTAGTATAGCTGCTTACAATTACTTTAATCAAGGAGGAAGTTCGCTATTAGTTACGAGAGTAGCTTCCGGTTCGTACACTTCTGCTACTGCTAATGTGACTTCTATAGGTAACGTAAATAGTACCACTGCATCTTTTCAATTAGAGACAATATCTACTGGAGTTGTAATGAACAACTCAGGAGCAGTTGGAAGTGTAGGTAATTTAATTACGGGTTCAGACATCAATATTCGTTGGGAGATCTCAGCCGTTAATACTGGCTCTGGAGTATTTTCTATCATAATCAGACGCGGAGACGACACAAATAATAACAAGACTATATTAGAGACTTGGAACAATTTGTCTCTAGATCCTAATCAAAATAACTACATAGAATACGTTATAGGTAGCCAAAAAAATGTAGTTCAATTAGATTCTTCAAATTCTCAATACTACATACAACCACAAGGGGCTTATCAGAACAAATCAAAATACGTTCGCGTAATACCTGGCACAGTAGCAGCTACTCCGAATTATTTCGATGCTGCGGGAAATCCAGTATCCTCTTTGACGGGATCCATGCCTCGTATAGGTTCAGGTTCACTTCACGGAGCTTTTTCTGGAGCAACTGGAGCAATATTTGGATTCGCAAATTCTACTCCAAGCGCGCCTTTAACATTGAATCAATCAATAAGCGGTAGTTCTGTTGCGAACTCTGCAGCTACGAACGTACAAGGATTGTTGGACACAGATTACGCTATAGCAATAAACTTACTTAGAAATAAAGACGAGTATCAATTTAACGTAATTACTGCGCCTGGTCTTAACTCACTAAACGCACCAAGCTCTACAGCAGATTTAATAAGTTTAGCGGCCGATAGAGGCGACAACATAGCAGTGGTTGATATGGTTGGATACAGTTCTAATCTAACATCCGTGATATCACAAGCTTCTACTTTCGATAACTCTTACGCAGCCACTTATTGGCCTTGGGTACAAGTAAGATCGGTAGAGACTGGAAGAATACAGTTCGTTCCACCCGCTACAGTGATTCCTTCAGTATACGAATACAATGATAAAGTTGCCGCTGCTTGGTGGGCTCCAGCTGGAGTTGATCGTGGAGGTTTAGGTAACGTTATCCAACCAGAAAGAAAAGTATCGTTGAACGATCGTAACCTTTTATACGCAGGAAAAGTTAACCCGATCGCTAGTTTCCCTGGAGTTGGTGTAGCAATATACGGTCAAAAGACTCTGCAATCCAAAAACTCAGCATTAAATAGAGTTAGCGTAAGACGACTCTTGATAGAATTGAAATCTTACATAGGTCAAATAGGACAAACTTTAGTGTTCCAACCCAACACTCAAGTTACAAGAAATAAATTCTTGAATCAAGTTAATCCTTACCTTGAATCCGTACAACAACGTGAAGGTTTATACGCATTTGAAGTAATAATGGACGATACTAACAACACTCCCGATACAATCGATCGTGGAATTCTTGTAGGAGCCATTAACATAAAACCCACAATCGCTGCGGAAATCATCAGCTTGACCTTTAACATCATGCCAACTGGCACTACTTTTAACGTATAATTAAATGAAAGACACTACAATTTTAAGAATAAAAGTTCCAAAAAAACTTTACGAATCGGTAAGTAAACAATTGATAAGGGAATCCGAAGACGAGCAGATGGTAAAAGTAACTCTTGACGAATATACTGGTAGTTCTTGGGAATACGATTTGGGTAAATGGACTGCAGACAATTGGCCGGCGATCGCAGACGCACTAAAGAGTACATCAACTGACCCAGGTCAAGCCATGGCAGATTTAGGAGGACAAGTAATGACATTAGCAACTGCTGGTACAGTGATGTTAAGCGCTGGTTTGGCTGTAGCAAAAGACAGCATAGTAGCCGCAGCTAAAAAAGTAAAAGAAAAACTCGCAAATAAAGAAGGCGCAGCAGCTCCTGCTATGTCTGAAGGACTTGAAGAGGGAGACGATCTTTCTCAAATTCTTGCCAAAGTACCAGAAGACATAAAATCAAAAGTGCAAGAAGCCAAACCAAAGCCAGAAGACAAAAAAGAATTGGTAAAAGAGTACGAAAGAATTTACAAAATGATAGATGGACAATGTTATCGTGTCGACGACGAAGGAAACAAAGTAAAAGTAAATTCTAAGTACTGCAATTAATAGTTATACGTATATTTATAAAAAGAAAAAACAAAACGAAAAATGCCAATACTTTCTCCAAACGAAATAATGTTTACCGCTTTCGAACCGATGTTACAGCATCGTTTCATATTTTACATAGACGGTATTCCTGCCTATATGATTAAAAAGGCAGACGCTCCAGGAGTATCATTTAATGAGATAAAGTTGGATCACATCAACGTATATCGTAAGATAAAAGGTAAAGCTGAGTGGAGGGACATCACTCTTGGGTTGTACAGTCCCATATCTCCTTCTGGCCAGCAGGCTGTGATGGAGTGGGTAAGACTTCACCACGAATCAGTAACGGGCCGCGACGGGTACTCAGATTTTTATAAAAAAGACGTAAACTTGAACGTAGTTGGTCCGTTGGGCGACATAGCTAGTTCTTGGGTGATAAAAGGAGCTTTCATCAAGGAAGCAAATTTTGGAAACTACGACTTTTCTGCAGTAGAAGCGGTGGAAATCAGCATGACTCTTGGAATGGATTACTGTGAAATTCTCTTTTGAGCTATCATACTAACTAATTTACTGAACTAGATTATTAATTTAGTAAAACTCCC